GGTAACATTCTATGGGGCCGGATCGGCTACCAAAGCTAAAAATATTGCGGACGCTTTTGCAAAGGTGCTTGCTAAAAAAGGTAAAGTCTCTATCTCATCTAAAGAAGTTGAAAAGTTTAAGAAGGCTATTGATGCTAAGATTAGCTTTGAAATGGACAGAAAAAATTGGACACGTATTGACGAATTACGCGACATTAAGAAAGATGTGGTACTAGCCTCTAAGTCAGGCAAACCTATCACAGAGTCTCTGTATGAAACCGCTAAAGGTGAGTTCAGAGATGGAATTAAAAACTCTGAAGAGATGCATACATTTTTGTTTAAGCTTAGAGATGAAACCGGAGACCTTGTAGGTACTCGGCTATTCGATAAGATTTCATCAATTATGTCTGGTCATCTTGAAACAGAGGTTCCTGTTACTGGTAAGTTTATCAAGTTCTGGAAAGACATTGCAAAAGATTTTGCTCGTGAAGCACAGACAACAGATATTCCTTGGGTAACTTTCGATGGTAAAACAATGATGCAACGCTATCGTACAAAGGAACAAGTAAGGATTGATTTCACTGATCCTGTCACTGGGCAGAAAGTGTTCAATATATATGAAGCACCTGCAAAAGACGGTAAACTTCTGTCTGAGCAATCAATACAGGACGCTGCTATTGGTCTTGGTGTTAACGGTAACCACAGTAATGACGCTGTGCTTGTCCGAAGATTTCACCTTTGGGGAAGAGAGAACAATATCGATACGGGTACTATCCACGACGCGTTCTTTACAAACTTAGGTGACGCAGTTCCTGCGAAATTTGCTTTACGCCAGTTGTATGCAGATGCACTGAAGTCAGGCACTATTGACAAAACTCTCAAAGAAATGAGACGTCAGGGTTTGTCTAGAAAGACTTACCGAAAATACTTAGAACGTGCTAAACGAGATGGGCTGCTACAGTCTGGACCTGACGCACTTACTTATCAAGAAATCATTGAACCGATAAAACCGGGATTTGATTTCTATGGAATTGGGCCATAATATTTGTAATATTTACGCCTTCAACTAATTAATAGAGTCTGTGACTCAAACTTACACATATAACCCAAGCTGTGCTTGAAAGGAAATAACATGACTGAAGATAATCAGAACGAAGTAAACACAACAGAAGAAACTGTTGTAGAAGAAACTGTAGAAACTCCTGAAGTTCAGGAAACTCCAGAAACCCCTGAAAACGACATTGAAGCTATCGTTCAAGAACGACTGGCTAAGATGAAAGCAAACATGGACCGCATGTCTAAAGAGCGGGATGAAGCCCTGAAGCTTAAAGCGGAAATGGAATCAAAACAAAAAGAAGAAGCCATTGCCCGTATGAAAGAAGAAGGTAAAATTCAAGAAGCTCTTGAACTGGAACTTGCCGAAGCTAAAGCTAAACTAGAAGTTTACGCAAAAGAAACCACGCAGCTTAAGCGAGACAGTGTATTGAATGATGCACTCGCTGGTATGGATTTCCGCAACGATAAATCACGCGACATGGCTCGTCGTGAAATTGTTGAACAACTGGTTCAAAACGAAGAAGGTCAATGGGTTCACTCTACAGGTTCAAATATTCGTGATTATGTAGAAGCTTATGCTAAATCCGAAGACAACTCATTCCTGTTCCGTGTTAAGTCTAACACTGGTGCAGGAACAGGCAATCCGGCTGGAGCGCCTTCCACTGATGTCACCAAACCTATTGGTGAACTAACAACTCAAGAAATTCTAGCTCTTGCCGCGAAAGGTAAACTAGGTAACTTTAACCTATAATTTATAGCATTCTAAAGGACTAATAAAATGCCTATTTCTAACACTGATTTCCAGAACATTGCTCTGGCCATCTCCGCTTACTCGGACGAAGCCTACACCACAGCTAAGAAGCTGAACGGCACAGGTATTGTTGCTGCTGATCAGCGCATTGACCTGTCGGGAGAATCCTTCATCGGTCAGTTCCGCTGGTACAAGCCTCTGTCGGCCACTGTGAACGTTGCTTCGCTGTCGTCCGCTACAGACGGAACCTACACCGGCATCAGCACAGACGTTGCTGACTTTGTTAAGACTGTTCGTACTTTCGGTGCAGAACAAGTTAACATGCAGGAAGTTGTCTCCAAGCAGGACGGTCTGGCAAAGATCGCCCGTGACTTCGCTGAAGTTCGCGCACAGGACGAACATGACGCTCTGCTGGCAGTTCTCAAAGGTGTTGCTGCTCACGAAGTTAGCCTCGGCACGACTTCCGGTATGATCGACTTCGACACCAACGCAGATACAGCAGGTGTTGGCGCATTCGTTGACGTTAACGCTGCTGGCCTGCACGGCGCAGCCGCTACTGGCGCTGGCGATGCTCGTAAACTGTTCGATAGCTCCGCTATTGGTGCTGCTCGTGGTGAGCGCCTGTTCCGTTCCATCGGAGCAGCTTTCAAGGACTATGAACCGGACTTCATGTACATGGTGACTTCGCCTGAAGTTATGGCTGAAATGCGTGCTGCCAACCTCGTTGACGAAACAACCGTCACTGAAGGCAACATCGAATTCACGACCATCTTCGGTGGTAAGTTCCGTCTGATTATGACTCGTGCTAACCAAGGCAACCTGTCGGCTGAAGCTGAAGTTAACGCTCAGTCCACCAAGACGACCTTCATCATCAAGCCGGGTTCCGTTGCTTCCGCAGCTATGCCTGTTCCGACGCCGGTTGAAGTTGACCGTAACGCTGCTTCCTACGCTGGTGGTGGCTCAACCAACGTTTGGTATCGCTGGGGTTATGCGATGCACCCGATGGGTTACGACTGGGCTGGCGCAACTACTGCCTTCGCTACAGACGCTGCCTTTGGTGCTGCCGCTTCGTATGCTCGTAAAATGGACGCACTGAACTTGGGCATCCTGCCGATCTTCCACGCTTAATAGACTAGGAGAGTGAACTAATGGCACTTGTACTCAATACAAACAGCTACGTTTCGATAGCAGACGCTGATACATACTTTGAGACTCGTATCGATAGTGCCAACTGGGTTGCCGCTGAAGACGAACTCAAAGAACAAGCTCTTGTCACAGCTACTTCGCTGATTGATGATAATGCTTGGATTGGTTCTGCTGTTAGTTCCTCTCAAGCCTTGGCTTGGCCTCGGAAGAACGCTATTTACTATGATGACCGTTTGGGTCTTCAAGTGACTATAGCTGAAACCGAAGTACCGAGTCGTGTTAAGACTGCTATATACGAACAAGCTTTGCATCTGGTAGACAATGAAGACGTCCTTATGGGGCAGACTCAGACCTTTGAGTCTATCTCTGTAGGGTCTATCAGTCTCTCAGATAGCAATGGTGACACAACACGAGTTCCTATGAAACCATCTACTGCTCTTAAACCTATCCGACCGCTTGTTCGCAAGGGTGCAACAGGTGTTGGCGGTATGTGGTGGAGGGCTAATTAATGTCCCTTAAAGCTAAAATTAACGCTGCTGTGGATAAAGCTTTTGCAGCAATCGGTGATTTGGCTGTTTCAGCAACTATCTCTAATAAGACAGTATCTTCCTACGATTTTGCTACAGGTAAAACCGTAGGAGGAACTTCTTCCAAAACTGTTAAAGTTTTTATAGAAACAACAAACAAACCTTCTGATGGTGCTTTTCAAAGTACTGCTCTTATGAAGTCTAATACGTCTGTTGATGGATATGATACTTTAACTGTTGGTAGCACTGTATACAAAATTACTGATCACGTAGACGATGGGTTTGTTATTACCCTGTCGTTAACACGGGAGCAAGTATAATGTATGACACGATACTTAGAGATATTGAAACAGTCTTTGGTTCTTCTAGCTGGACTACTCATAACATCAAAACTGTACCTGATAACTACTTAGGTACTATTGGTAGTAACGATGAGTATGTTCTAGTAAAGGTTATGCCGTCTGATGGCTTTTACCTTGCTTATGGTGTAGAGAAACAAACAAATGGCTTAGTAGCAGTTAAAATTTTTGTTAAAGCAGGTGAAGGTCAAAGTCGCGTAATGGTTATTTCCGACATACTTGACACCTTGCTTGAGAATAAAACATTACCTAACGGTACAAGGCTTAAGACATCCTATTTAAACGTAGAAGGGCTAGACCCCCAAAACAAAGCACTCTACAGTGCATCCTATATAATTCCATTTACTAAATTCGGAGAATAAATAAAATGGCTCACATTTCATCTTTGGGTGCAGGTATCTTTACATACCTTGACATCTTTACAGGCACGATCCCTGCCGGAACAGACACAGCTGCTGAATGCGCGGCTCTGTTTGTTGGCAGCACTCCCGGTACTGTAGACGCAGACGTTAAGCGTATGCCTTCTGTGCGGGAATTCCCCGCTGTTGGTACACCGGCAAACATCGTTAACGTTCCTGTCTATGGTCAAAAGACCTCCTCGCAGGTTCAAGGTCAAGCTGATGCTCCTAGCCTTGAAGTTACTGTTAACTACAATGCTGGCGACATGGAAACCTTCCACAACCTGATCGGTCAACAGTGTGTTTTCCGCTTTATGATGTGCGCAAGCGCAGTCACAGAAAACGAAGGTGCTGACACAACTCTGGCTGTTGATAACACAGAGTTCTATTTCACAGGTAAAATCGAAGCTATCCTTGTCAACGCTGCTTTGACAGACGCTACGACAGCAACCGTTACCCTGTCTACTCAGTCTGACTTCTTCGGTCCTGCAACTATCGCAGCATCGTAAGTTTTTTTAAAGGAGGGGCTTAATGGCCCCTTCTTGCTTGACCAGAGATATATGACATGGATAAACCCTTTAGCAAATCCTATGTTATGCGCACGACTTTCCGTCATATGCGCAGAAGCGTAGATATTAGTATTCGAAAATCATTTGAGAGATTCCAAGACTTTGATAATGAGTCTGAAATGGGTCGTGAAATTATGGAGACCCTTTCCGTGCTACATATGGTGCGAAAAATGCTGGATGACTTTCAATCAAACAACCCTAATCTCTTTTCAGAAAAAGATAAACTAGATTAATAAGAAAGAAAAAGAAATGAAACATCTCATTAACAAAGAATTGACAGAAAAAGTCCCTTTCATGGGCGACGAAGTAGAAGTACGTAAACTGACCGTTGGTAAAATCATGGAACTTCAGAAAGTCATTAAGGCGTCTGAAAAGTCTAAAAGCGACAAAGCTCAGTTGAAACTCCTTTGTGATATCATTAAGGTCGCAGTCATAGGTGCAGAAGACCTGACCGAAGAAGACTTCGACTCGTTCCCTCTGAGTGAACTTACCGAACTTTCGAGCCACGTTATGCGCGTGTCTGGTTTGGGGGCCTCTGAGGGAAACTAAGCGGTTCTGAAGAGACGCTTTATGAAATAGCTTTTTGTTTGGGTATCCCGGTGTACAAGTTGTTAACCGAAATGCCACAGGAAGAGCTTATGAAGTGGGGCGACTACTTTCGTAAAAGACCTGTAGGGTGGCGGGAAGACCAAAGAACCTTCCTGCTACTCCAAGCACAAGGCTACAAAGGCAGACCTGAAGATGTGTTTGCCTCACTTAAGCAACTTAAAGAAAATATTCCAGCCGACACTAAGAGCCTACCTAAAGGTAAGTTCTTAGACATGATGATGGCCTCTGCCAAAAGAGAGGGGTCTGACTGGACTCCATTTTGGGTAGAAAACAAATGAGCGGAATTGTCTCTTTAGAAATAGTAAACTTTGAAGAAGAAATGCGGCGTATAGAGGAAGAAGTACTCGACCTTGCTAACGCTGAAATTGAAGAGCGTATTAATTACGCCGTAACACAACTTAAGATAGTGACTCCTGTTGATACAGGTGAAGCACGTAGTGGATGGCGAAGCCTAGTTATTAAAACTAGACGAGGTCAGTATCTTAGCGGTTCAATCTTAAACCCTGTAGATCATATCTCACATCTAAACAATGGGCATTCGAAACAAGCCCCGCAGTACTTTATCGAACAAGTACTATCAACAATTGGTCTAGTGACCCCTATCTAATACGATATTAGCCCCTGATGGTGTTCCCGATATACGGGTTCTATCATTAGGGGCTTTTTTATTTAGAGGAAAACAAATGACAGGTGTCAATATCAAAGTCCGCGCAGATGCTCGGCAAGCTCAAAACGAGCTACGTAAACTTAATTTATCTATGGATAGCCTTGATAAACAGGCTAAAAATGTAACACGAACTTTTCAAAAGCTTGCTATCGGGATTACTGCAGCTATTGGTAGTGCAACTCTTGTAAAAGGGATTACTCGCGCAGCTGACTCTATGACTAACTTGAGTAACAGGGTAAATCTTGTTACTAAAGATGCAAAACAAACCCAAGTCGTACTAAAGAAGTTGTTTGATGTTGCTGCTCGTTCAAGGGGTGATGTTGGAACAGCAGCCGAAACATTTAACCGCTTTGGTCTATCTTTGCAAGGATCAGGCAGGTCTGTTCAAGAGCTTCTAGTTGTTACAGAGGCTGTTCAGAAGGCAGCTACTATTTCTGGTGCGTCGGCTGAGTCTGCAAAGAATGCTATTATTCAGCTTGGTCAGGGTCTGGCTTCAGGACAACTTAGGGGCGAAGAACTAAACTCTGTGCTTGAACAAATGCCAAGGCTTGCTCAGGCTATCGCTGATGGTATGGGGATTCCTTTTGGAAAACTCCGTGAAAAAGCGAAAGAAGGTAAGCTTGAAGCAGAAGCAGTCTTTGACGCTATTCTTTCAGGTGCAGCAGAAATTGAAACCGAATTTGGGACGCTTAATGCGACCGTGGCAGGGCTTGGTACTGTCTTTGGCAACGAATTTACTCGTGCTGTAGCTGAGTTAGACAAGGTAGTCGGTGTCTCGGAAAAGATCAAATCAGTAATTATCGCTGCTACAAATGCAGTTAGATTCTTTGGTGAGAACATTGGTGATTGGGCATTTGTGCTTGGTTCTCGACTGTTAATTGGAAAAGTTAGAGTTATTGCCTTTACCGAAGACGTTAAAGACGCTTTGGGAAATTTGTTTTCAGGAAGCATTGATGGAACCCAGTTAGCAGAAACTTTTATAGCTTCGCTAGAAGGGCTAAAAGAAAAAATAAAAACGAAAGTAGAAGAAGTTAAGGGAACTATAAGCGAAGTCTTTTCGGATTTCTCTCTTGAAACTATTATACCAGAGGCTATAGACCTGTCTAAAGGTTTGTTTACTAATCTTGGTGCTGCTATCCAAACTGTTAGTACTTTTGTTGGGACTATCATATCTTATTTTTATGAGTTATGGCGAGCTGTCAGTGGGAACAGTTTTTGGCCAGCAATCTTTGACCCCAGCCGCGAAAAAGACGGAAAACCAGCTATCGGTAATACTGAAGTGTGGAAAGGGTTTCTTAATAGTGTTGCAGAAGTTATAAATAATTGGAAAGAAGCCCTTATAGCTCTATTCCAGAACCTTTATAATGGTGCTACAAAGAAATGGTCTGATCTTGTCAATTATGTAAATAACTTGAGCTTTGACGAAGTTACTTTCGATAGCCTTCCACAAAACTTTAATGATGCTCTTTCACGTATGCGAGAGGCTTGGTCTAATTTTACTTCTTACTTAACAACTAAAACTGTTCAAACCCCCGGTGGGCCTGAAGAAGTTGAAACTAACTTCGGTAGGGCGCTTCGTACAGTTGGTGAAACTTGGGATAAAGTTGTAGTTGAAATGGAAACCCGGTGGGGTGAGTTTTATGGCTTTCTAACAACTAAAGAGATAGACACACCCGCAGGTATTAAAACAGTAGAGACCCAGTTTGGTGTTGTTTTGCGACGTATGGAGGTGGCTTTTAACGGTTTCTTCCAAAAGGTAATGTCTTTTGGGCAAGGTACTGAGGCACTTACACCTCTTGAGGCTCCTGATACTGCTACGCCTGATGATACTCAATCTGTTTTGATTGAGAAACTTAGAGAAACAATCAATAACGTTACAGAAGCAACCAAAAGCACTCCGATCTTTGTTGGTGTAAAGTTGCTAATCGGGGATATTACAGAAAGCCTAACTGAAATTAAAGATACTATTACAGGCTTCTTTGAAGGTAACGCAAATATTATTTCGGCTTCGATTACTACTGCCCTTGCTTTAGCTCTTAACAAGCCTCTCCGAGGAATAGCAATTAGAGGTGGTATTATCGGAGCATTCTTGCTTGCTGCCGCTAACCTTGGGGACGATGAAGCCTTCCTTGCAGCAGTCAGAGACACCGCAAGTGGTTTTGGTGAAGCCTTAGGTAAATTTCTTTCCGAAGGCGAAGGAGATATAATAGGTGATATACTTAGCGGCCTAGGCAACATAGCAAATGCTATAGGCACAGGTCTTCTTGAAGGTTTGTTTGGTACCGAGTTTGAAGAAGGTTTTTCTTCAAATTTAGCCACCGCTGTTGGTCTCGCTATTGGTGCTTTTATAATTAATCCCGCAATTGTTCTTAAATTTGTTAAAAAGCTTTTATCTGGATTGTTTGGTAATGTGGCTAAATTTGCTATTACTACCCTCGCTCCTGTGATCTTAAACCCTGTTGGTGCGGCTATTATCGCAGCTCTTGCTGCAGTATTGGCTATTGAGAATTGGGATTTAGACGAACTTGTTGGCGGTTGGGTTTCAGGAATTGCACAAAAAGTTCTTGAATACTTTGGTATTGACAGTCAACTCGCTAAAGACATGGCAGGTGCTTTTGATGGGCTTATTCGTATCGCTCTTGCACCTTTAAAGACTCTTGGTAAGCTTCTTAAGGCAGCAGGCTCAGATAGCTACACAATTGCTGATGCTATAACGGATATGAAGAGTGAAGTTGGAGAAGCTGCCCAGCTTGTTGTTGACGCTATCAAGGCCCCTTTTATCGTTTTCTTTGATTACCTTGAAGAAAAGTTCAACCAGGTGAAAGACTTCTTGTCTGGGGTTGCGGAAGCGGTTAAGTCTGTGGTCAACACTGATCAAGGCAGTTCGGCCAATCGGGTAAAAAGCCGTAAAGGCTTCGCAACAGGAGGCTATGTAAGTGGCCCCGGTACAGCCACTTCAGACAGTATCCCTGCGATGCTCTCTGATGGTGAGTTTGTAATGAAAGCCTCTGCTGTACGGAAGTTCGGCGCTGGCTTTATGGCTAGAATCAACGCCGGTATTATGCCTCAAAAGTTTGGTGACGGTGGTCTGGCAACCTTAAAACGAAATGTTGAAGCTTTAGAAGCCGAATACGAAGCACAAACTAAAGCTGACAACTGGCATTTGGCCGGAGATGTTCTTCTTGAGCTTAGAAAAGCCCGAGAGCGTTATAACTTAAGAGCCGCTGAACTTGCAGTTGAAAGTGGTACTAAAGATCCAGAAGGTATAGAAGAAGCTGCACGCAAGCGTAATTCAGGCTCAGAAGACGGCTCGGACGGTGCTACACGCTCTGGTAAGCAAGCAGCGGAAAATTTCGCTAATGTCTTTGCTTCCAGCTTCAAAGACGCACTGAAGACAGGTGATTTTAGTAAAATCCTCCCGGCTCTGGCTGATGAGTTTACCAGTTCCATTATAGACCAGTTCGTGGACGGTTTCACTAACAGCCTGTTTGAAAAGGCAACAGCTGAAGGTGGTTTCCTGTCTAAGATCTTCCAAGACCAAGAGGGACTTGGTGCTGATCTTGCTGGCTTGCTTCAAGGCACTGACGGTGAAGGAGGTATCTTTGAAGGTATTTTCTCCAGTCTCAAAGGCTTTGGGGAAACACTCTCTGGTTTCTTTGGCGACTTGTTCAGCAACATCACTCAGCTCTTTGCTGGTGGTGGTGGAGGTGGCGGTGGCTTCCTTTCCACTGCTATTGGTTTCCTTGGTAAGATTTTCGCGTTCTCCCAAGGCGGTATTGTGCCAAGCACACCCTACTCCCAAGCAGGTAAAGACTCTGTCCCTGCTATGCTTATGCCGGGGGAAGTAGTGCTGTCTAAGAACGATGTTGCTCGTCAGGCTATGAACCAACAACAACAACAACAAGTGTTCAATATCAATGTGTCTGGTGATGTAACGCGGCAAACTCGTCAAGAGATTGTCAAGATGATGCCACAAATTACTGCTGGTGTAAACAATCAAAATCGAGAACAGAACTTTAAATCTCGTTAACAAACACAGGTCATCCCTTCGGGGGTGGCCACAAAGCCCGTATAATACATAAAAATTGGGGAAATTTGGCCTCTATAATGAAGAAAGTACGAAAGGATTCCATAATGCAAAAATGGAATAAATTGTTTACTCGAAAAGGAGGCAAACTTTTCTGGAAAGAATCTCGTGGCCGAAAAGCCGCTGGATCTGAGGCAGGAACTAACCACGGTGATGGTTACAAAACTGTTCGTATTGACGGAAAAGCGGTGTATGTCCACCGTATAATTAAAGAAATGTCTACCGGAAAACCTATGGGTAAACGAGAAATAGACCATAAAAACAAGAAACGGTCTGATAATCGTCCATCCAATTTGAAACCCTCTAATCGATCAAAAAATAATAAAAACAGATCTACGTGGAAGCGTAAAAAAT